CCTCGTTACGACCGAACGACACGGATATCTCATTTTTGATTATGTCGCCCAGGCCATTCTCACGAAGCCAGTTAAACGCCGCTTCTTTATTTGCTTGTGTAATAGTGGCGCTGTAATTTGTTTTTACTTCTACAGATGAACCATCTTGTAGTTTTAAAAAAGATAAACCCATTTCTGACAACATAGTTGGTATGACTTCACCTGATATATGTTCTAAATGTTTTTTCTTTTGTTTGATTTGTTCTTCATCCAGTTCTATTGCTTTTTGAACTGCTTGCATTTCTTTGATTTTATCTGCAAGTTTATTTATATTAGTTGTTTTGTCTATGACCTGCTCTTGGTCTTTCTCAAAATCAATCGTCATTCTTTGCTCCTGTTCCGTACAAATCAATCTCTATTGGGTAGTATCTTTTCTCTTGTCTATCCCACTTTAAGAGATTGTATCTGCCATTTGTTTGTTCTGATACCAAACTGCAGACAACACCTATTATAGCAGGATCTCCTGTTA